GAAGTTGATTACAAAAAAATTACAAAAGAAGAACTAATTTTTAGAATTATGACGTTTGATCATATTCCAGAAGAACCTGGTCGTAAGAAAAATCCTAAAACAATAGCAGACACAAAAGTTAAGTTAAATTTTCCACCATTTGTGCATTACAAGTTCAACGAAGACGGTGAACTAGTGTTAATCGGAAAGAGTCACTGGGAAGGTGGGATGGAAAACGGGAACTTTAGTATGAGACACGCTAAAGCAACAGACGAGCTTGCTCGAATGTGGATTAAATTATGTGAAAGGTATGCAACAAGGGGAAATGTACGTGGATATACATACAATGACGAAATGCGAGGACAGGCAATCTTACAATTATCACAAATTGGTCTACAGTTTGATGAATCAAAGTCCAACAATCCATTCGCTTATTACACAGCCGCCGTTACCAATTCCTTTGTCAGAGTTATTAACCTCGAAAAACGAAATCAAAACATTAGAGACGACATACTCGAGATGAATGATATGAATCCTAGTTACACTAGGCAGCATAATGCTGAATGGGATGCCGCTATGAAAAGAGAACAAGCCGAAAAAGCCGCAAAAAACACTTGACTTTAAGATATAAAGATAGTATTATATTATTGTATATTATGGAGAACTTAATTTGTTTAAGAAAGCAGCCGTCTTTACAGACATCCACTTTGGATTAAAAGGCAATTCAAAAGTACATAACCAAGACTGTGAAGACTACATAGATTGGTATATTGAACAAGCAAAAGCTAACGGTTGCGAAACTGGTATCTTCTGCGGAGATTGGCATCACAACAGAAATTCGCTTAACCTTACTACTATGGATGCAACAATTCGTAGTATGGAGAAACTAGGTAAAGCATTTGATCAGTTTTTCTTTTTTGACGGGAATCACGATTTATATTATAAAGACAAAAGAGATGTAAATTCAACAGCATTTGCAAAACATATTCCAGGCATTACATTTGTAGACGAAATTACTACAATTGAAGATGTAACTATTGTGCCGTGGCTTGTAGGTGATGAATGGAAAAAACTTAGAAAATTAAAAAGCAAATATGTGTTTGGTCATTTTGAATTACCTAGTTTTTATATGAACGCTATGGTACAGATGCCTGACCACGGAGAGCTTAGAGCAGAAGATTTTGCTAACCAATCATATGTATTCAGTGGTCATTTTCACAAACGTCAACAGCAAGGTGTTGTACATTACATAGGTAATGCATTTCCTCATAATTATGCCGATGCTTGGGACGATGATAGAGGTATGATGATACTTGATCGAGAAAATAACAAAGAGCCCGAGTATCTTAATTGGCCAAATTGTCCTAAATACCGCACAATTAAACTTAGTAAACTAATAGACGAAGCTGATTCTTTTATTAAACCTAATATGTACTTGCGAGTTAACTTAGATTTGCCAATTAGCTACGAAGAAGCAAGTTTTATTAAGGAAACATTTATTAATCAATATAAATGTCGTGAAATTAGTTTAATTCCACAAAAACAACTAGAAGAAATTAGCACACAACTAGATATACAACAGTTTGAAAGTGTCGATCAAATTGTTGCTGGCGAAATAGCTGCAATCGACTCAGACAACTTTGACAAAAAGATGCTAATGGACATTTACAACGAACTATGATAAAAATTAAAGACCTCACAGTACGAAACTTTATGAGTGTAGGTAATCAAACTCAGGCCGTAGACTTTAATCGAGAACAACTTACACTTGTACTTGGTGAAAACTTAGACCAAGGTGGCGATGACAGTGGTTCACGTAACGGTACTGGTAAAACTACTATCATTAATGCATTATCATATGCATTGTACGGAAAAGCACTTACAAATATTAGAGCAAACAATTTAATTAATAAAACTAACAGCAAAGGTATGTTAGTTACGCTACATTTTGAAAAAAATAATGTAGATTACAGAATTGAACGAGGTCGTGGACCTAATTTATTAAAATTCTTTGTAGATGAACAAGAACAAGATTTAACAGACGAATCACAAGGTGATAGTCGTAAAACACAAGAATTTATTAACGACCTATTAGATATGAGTCACGATATGTTCAAACATATTGTTGCACTAAACACATATACCGAACCGTTTTTAAGTATGAGGCAAAACGATCAACGTGCAATTATTGAACAGTTGCTTGGTATTACTATTCTTAGTGAAAAAGCTGATCATCTTAAAGATCAAACTAAACAAACTAAAGATGCTATTACCGAAGAAACATTAAAAATTAATGCTATTCAAAGTGCAAACGAAAAAATTCAAACAACTATTGATAGTTTAAGTAGCACACAACGTGCTTGGCTATCTAAGAAAGATCAAGACTGTACAAAATTACAATTAGGCATTGCTGAATTAGAAAAGTTAGATATCGATGCAGAGTTAGAAGCTCACGAAAAATTATCTAACTGGACACAGCACAATAACGCTATTTCTGCTCTTAAAAAAGAATTAAGCACACTTGAGCCGGCATTAGTACGTGCTACTAAGAGTGTTGAAAAGGCACAAAAAGATATTGCTGATTTAGAAGATGCTACGTGTTATACTTGCGGTCAAGAGCTTCACGCAGATAAAAAAGCTGAGATTGCAGAGCGCAAATCTAAAGAGCTTATGGATGCTACAACATATCAAGCAGAAATTGAAACTAAAGTAAGTGACGTATTAAAAGGTCTTGATGATATCGGCGATATCAATGGTAAGCCTAGTGTATTTTACGAAACTGCAAAAGAAGCATACGACCATAGACAGAATGTTGACAGTTTAAAACAAGCACTTACTAATAAGAAAGACGAAACTGACCCGTATCAAACACAAATCGACGAGTTAACTGCAACTGCAATGCAAGATATTGACTGGAGTTCTGTTAATTCACTTACTGAATACAAAGAGCACCAAGAGTTTCTAATGAAACTGCTTACAAACAAAGATAGTTTTATTCGTAAAAAAATTATTGATCAAAACTTAGCATACTTGAACAACAGGCTTACATATTATCTTGATAAGTTAGGGTTGCCGCATCAAGTTGTATTTCAAAACGACCTTGCTGTTGAAATTACCCAATTAGGACAAGAATTAGACTTTGATAACTTGAGTAGAGGTGAACGTAATAGACTTATACTTGGTATGAGCTTTGCATTCCGTGATGTTTGGGAAAGTTTGTATCAAAAAATTAATTTAATGTTCATTGATGAACTTATTGACAGCGGTATGGACACTGCTGGTGTTGAAAATGCGCTAAGTGTTCTTAAAAAGATGGGAAGAGAAGGTGACAAGAATGTTTATCTTATCTCACACAAAGACGAACTTGTAGGTCGTGTTAACTATGTTATGAAAGTTATTAAAGAAAACGGGTTTACAAGTTACGAAAATGATATTGATATTGTAGAATGATAGACGACGACACACACGATAAGTTAACAAAGGCGTATATAGAATATTTCAAGTCTAACGAATCGTTTGAGTCTCGCAAGAGTCATAGAACACACGCTGCCAGTAGGCGTTGGTTACGAGAAATTCGAAAACTTGCAAAAGAACGTATGGATGAGATACACGACACGTATCAAATCAAGAAAGAGGCAAAACGTAAAGGCAAATAATAAGTATCACTATGAAGTGGACTTATCAAGGCAAAGAGATAGATAACATACCAGACGAATACGAAGGTTTTGTCTATCTTATTACCAATACCACTACAGATCAAAAATACATAGGCAAGAAACTAGCAAAATTTAAAACTACTAAGCCACCTCTAAAAGGCAAAAAAAATAAAAGACGAGGCACCAAAGAAAGCGACTGGCGAGATTACTGGGGATCCAGTGATAGACTAAACGCAGACGTAGCAGCACTAGGCTCAGATAAGTTTACAAGAGAAATACTATACCTATGTAAAGGTAGGGGCGAAATGTCCTACATAGAGGCACGAGAACAGTTTGATAGGCGAGTACTTGAAACAGATGACTACTATAATGGTATCATTAATGTTAGAGTAGGCGGCTCAGACAAACTAAAACAGGCATTGCTAGAAC